AGCAGACTTAACGATACAACCAAAAGAATGTGACCTTATTGTATTCTCTGGTCTTGCACGACACTCTGTTCCACCATGTGAAGTTGACAATCGAATTGTTATTGCTGGAAACATAGGTGTAAAATGATGATTAAATAGCTCGATATTGAAAGATACTGGTACTTATATTTTATATAAGTGAGTTCACTCTCAGAGGAGCAATAGCCCAGAAGTAGCATATTTGATTAACTTGACTCCTTATAAATAACTTTGTAAGGAGTCTATTTATATGAAAAATCATTTTATGGGGTTGGACGGTTTCGTCTGGTTTGTTGGAGTTGTAGAGGACAGAAATGATCCATCTAAACTAGGTCGTGTTCGTGTACGATGTCTAGGATATCACACAGCAGATAAAACATTAATACCCACAGAAGACTTACCTTGGGCCCATGTGATGCACCCTGTTACCGATCCTTCTATGCAAGGTATGGGAAATACTCCATCCTTTCTTATTGAAGGAAGTTGGGTAATGGGCTTCTTTATGGATGCTGATATGAAACAGCAACCTATGATCATGGGATCATTGCCAGGCGTACAAGATATTGCTGGAGATTCTACTAGAGGGTTTTATGACCCCAATTCCATCTATCCACAAAATCCAAATACTATATCTGGTCACGACTTAGATGAAAGTGATACGAATCGCCTTGCAAGAAATGATGTAGTAGATGGTACAGATCCAGATGACACGGCTGCAGGATTAGTTGTAGGCACAGCTAAAAAACAGCACACAATGCTTACAAGTAAAGATACTGGATATACCAAAGAAGTTTTAACAGCAAATAGTTCACATATCATTGGTGACACTACAGCAACCGTTGACGCATCTGCAACAGTTGATACAATCAATCCTACTACTACATCAACACAATGGAATGAACCTCTTACTACAGATGATAGCTCTAAAAAATATGTAGAAACTGGAAATCCTATTCCTCGTTATGCTGCACTATATCCAAAGAACCATGTATTTGAAACAGAGAGCGGACACATCAAAGAATATGATGATACACTTGACGCAGAAAGAATACATGAATATCATAAGTCTGGAACATTCTACGAAATTGATACTGACGGAAATAAAGTTACCAGAATTATAGGAAACAATTATCATATCATTGCTGGTACAGATTTTGTTAACATCAAGGGTGATGTTAATCTTACTATTGATTCAAATTGTAAAACTTATATCAAAGGTGATTGGGACATTCAAGTAGATGGTAATGTTAATGAAGTTATCAAAGGTACAATGACACAAGCCGTTACTGGAGCAGTATCGGAAACATATGAAGATACAAAGACAGAAAATGTTACTGGTGCGGTATCAGAAACATATCAAGCAAATCAAACAACAAAAATTACAGGTACACTAGACTTGGATGCTTCAACCGAAGTAGACATCGATGCTGGTACGATTAATCTGAACTAGGAGATATTATGGCTGCAGTTACAAGAGTAGGTTTGGATAGTCATGTTGGTCATGCAAGTCCTACACCAAATCCATTTCATCAAACAGCATATGCATCTGGATCTTCAAACGTAAACACCAATGGTGCTGCAACAGTTCGCATTGGTGACGCTACAAGTTGCGGTGATCCAGCAACAGGTGGAAGTGGAACTGTGTTTGTAAATAGTATTGGAGTTCACAGACAAGGTGATGGGACAGGAGGACATGGAAGTTTCGTTCCAAATGCATCAGCTTCTGGCTCTTCTAATGTTTTTGCTGGTGGTTAGTCTTATAAATAATAAAAAGATACAGGAGTTCGTAGAACATGGCGACATATGACGCACAGCTAAATAATGATTCAGAACGAAATGCTAGACAGTATACGGACTTGGATTTATTCTTTGGTAAAAGAACATCTGATAGAGATATAAGTAAAGTTACAGATTTTCAAGCTGTCAAGCGGTCAATACGAAATCTTGTACTACTTAATCAATATGAAAAACCTTTTCATCCAGAAATATCTTCTGGAATAAGGGGAATGTTATTTGAATTGATGACACCAATTAGTGCAGTTATGATTGCAAGAATGATTGAAGATGTAATCAACAACTTTGAACCAAGAGCAGTATTACAAGCAGTGACCGCACTTCCAGATTATGATCGTAATGCATATGAAATAAGAATACAATTTTATGTCGTGAATACACCCACAGAGCTGGTTGATATGTCAGTACTATTAGAGAGATTACGATAATGGCCGTTAACGATTCAAGACTCAGAGTTACAGAACTTGACTTTGATGATATTAAAACAAATTTAAAAACTTACCTTAAAGCACAAACACAGTTTAAAGATTATGACTTTGAAGGTTCTGGTATGAATATTCTTCTCGACACACTTTCATATAATACACACTATCTTGCTTACAATGCTAATATGGTTGCTAATGAAATGTTCTTAGATAGTTCATCACTAAGATCAAGTGTAGCATCTCATGCTAAATCTTTGGGATATCAAATTACTTCTGCAAGAGCTCCAGTTGCCACAATCAATATTAGTCTATCTACTACAGACCCAACGAAAACAATGCCTGCAGGCACAGCATTTAATTCCACTATTGATAATCAAACCTTTCAATTTGTAACAATTGCATCAATCTCAGGTTCAAATACTGGTTCATCTGTTGCTTTTAATGATGTAAAAATATATGAAGGTACATATACAACATCAAAATATATTGTCAATACATCTAATGTCAATCAAAGATTTATATTGACTGATCCTAGAGCAGACACCTCAACACTTACAGTTAAAGTTCAAACCTCAGTTTCAGACACTTCTACATTAACATATACAATGGCAACTGATATAACACAATTAACTACAAATAGTAAAGTTTATTTCTTGCAAGAAGTTGAAGCTGGTAGATTTGAAGTATACTTTGGAGATGGTGTTATAAGTCAAGCATTATCAGATGGAAACATAGTTGATCTACGGTATGTTATAACAAATAAAACACAAGCAAATGGTTCATTTGCATTTTCCTCACCTTCAGCTATTGATGGTGCAACGAATATTACACTAACTACAGTCGGTGCTGCAAGTGGTGGAGCTGAACCAGAAAGTATGTCTTCAATTAAATTAAAAGCGCCTCTTGACTATGCAGCTCAAGGCAGAGCAGTTTCTACAAAAGACTATGAAGTATATGTTAAAAAGTTATTTGCAAATACACAAGCAGTCTCTGTTTGGGGTGGAGAGGATGGAAGTTATGACACAAGTACTGGAGTAAGTTCAACCCCAGAATATGGTAAAGTATTTATTTCAATAAAGTCTACTACTGGACAATCATTAACTACTGTACAAAAAACAAATTTAGTTACTGCACTTTCACCTTATAAAGTTTCATCTATAACACCTGTTATTGTAGATGCAGAAACTACTTTCCTTATTTTAGGCGTTACTTTTCAATATGATTCATCAATCACAACTTTAAATATAACAGACATATCTACAAAAATATCTTCAACTCTTGAAAATTATAACAATAATAATTTACAATCATTTAATAACACATTTAGACATTCTGCATTGTTGGGGCTAATTGATAATAGTGATAATTCAATAATGAATAATACAACTGTAGTTACAATGGCACAATATTATACTCCGACACTAGGAACTACTGCTTCTAAAATTTTTAATTTTGCAAATCCTTTTTATTCTCCGCACTCTGGTCATAATGCAGCTGGTGGTGGTATTGTTGCATCTACGGGATTTTATTTAGATAATGGAACAACAGAATATTTTCTTGATGATGATGGTGTAGGTAATCTTAGAATTTATAGTTTATCAGGATTAACAAGAATCTACTTTAATTCTTTTGCTGGTACAGTAGATTATGGAAATGGAAAAATTACTCTTGGTTCTGTTAATATAACAGGAATTTCAAATGTAGATGGCACACTATCTACTAGAATCCGTGTTACGGTTATACCAAGTTCATATGATATTGTTCCTGTAAGAAATCAAATATTAGAAATAGATTTAGTTAATACTAATATTTCTGGTTCTATTGATGCAGCTGCAACTACAGGATTGGGATATATAACAACTCAAACTGGTTCATCTTCTACTACTACCGTTTCAACAACATCCTCATCAGCATCCGCTTCAGCAGGAAGTTCTTCGTCATCTTCATCATCAGGAAGTTCTTCTTCTTCTACACCTAGTTCATCGGCTTATTGATAAATGTCAGAAAAAATAACAAAATTTACAAATAAAGTTTCCCCTCTTATTGAGGGGCAAGTACCTGACTTTGTTCAAGCAGATCATCCACTATTTGTTAATTTTGTAAAAGACTATTTTGAATTTCTTGAAGCTGGTAGACTTACCCTTACAAATGTAGTTAACTATGTTTCACTAGAAACAAACACAGTTAATTATATTTTAAATGAAGATGGTGAAAGAGTTGTAACTGAAATTGGTGAAGGTACTACTGGTTTATTTGATGTTGGAGAAACTGTAACTGGTGAAATTACTAAAGCAACTGCAACAGTTCTTGTTGATGATTCTAGAAATTCATACTTATATGTTAGTGGTCAACAACTTTTCCAAACTGGCGAAACGATTACTGGTGGTACATCTAATTCTACTGGCACAATTGTTGAGTATCGTGGAAACCCAATTCAAAGTATTCAACAGATGTTGGAATACGCAAACGTAGATAATACACTCTATGATTTCTTAGATCAAATGAGAGATCAATTTATGGTATCTATACCAGATAATTTGATATCCGATATTGATAAACGTAGACTTATAAAAAACATTAAAGACCTCTATGCAGCTAAAGGTACATCCGAAGGTCACAAACTTTTCATGCGTATGTTGCTTGGTGAAAATGCTGAAGTATTTTATCCAACTGAATATATGTTACGCCCCTCTGCTGGTAAGTGGGAAAATAAAACAATAATAAGAGTTGTAGCTAATACTGGAGTTGAAGGTGAAGAAGTTGTTAATCAATTAATTACTGGTGTAACTTCTGGTGCGACAGCAATTGTTGTAAGTTCTGTAGTTTCTCAACAAACAAGTACTGTTGGGAGCGAAAGTTTCAATGATGCTGTTACTGAACTTGAAATTGCAAATATAGATGGTACATTTACAGATGGTGAACTTCTTACTGCACTTTCTACAACAAGAGATGTTAATGTTAACTTCACTCTCTTTGGAATTGTTGCTGGTGCATCAGTTGTAGCTGGTGGTATTCTTCATACTGACCAAGAAAAACTTGCAATGGAAGCAATTGGTAATAATTTTGCTGAATTGGTTGTTGATGGAATAAAAACTGGTAGTGTTAGTGAAGTAATTGTTGATGATGTTGGATCAGGATATGAAGTTGGTGATGTTCTTACATTTACTGAAGCTTCAGCAGATACAGATGTAGAAACTGCAACTGGTTTTGTTAGTGTTGTTGGTGGTGGTATTCAATTAGAAAGCGGAACACTAGACGACTCCACTATTACAGATGATATTCTTATTCTAGAAAATGCGACGCAAACAAGTTTAGTTTCTTTTGACTTTCAATTAGAAACTACCCTAACTGATTATTTTACTGGTGATGGAACAACTACAACATTTACTCTTGCGAACCTAGATGCTGATGATGATAATACTCTTACTCTCTACATTAATAACGTACTTACACCGGCTATTAATGTAGATACAAATGCAACTATTTGGTCTGCCTCAGGTACAGAATTTACTTTTATAGAAGCACCAAGTAAAAATGCGTATATAATTGTTCAAGGTGGAACTGATTACATACTTTTAGATAGAACGGATGCATCTGGAGCTTCAGGCACTGGTACTACTGCTGTTGGTGGTTCTGATTCTGGATACAGAATAAAAAGTAATATCGTCACGGAAGAACTAGATACACACACTACTGATTCAGATCAAATTGTTTTAGAGTATGATACTCTTACAATATCACAAGCATCTTCATTAAGAAAAGTTTATATGTCTCGTATTGGTTCGGGGTATTCTACTTTACCAACTATTGGTGTTACTACTACTGGTGGTTCTTCTGCAAAATTATTAGCAACAACTACAAATATTGGAGCAGTAAATAGTATTAAAGTAAACAATACTGGATTTAGATATTCAAGTATAAATCCACCAGATGCAACTATGCGAGCTCACTTTATTGTTAAAGATGTATCAGGAACATTTGCTGCTGCAAATACTTTAACAACACATACTGGTACTGTCAAGTCTTGGGATGCGACAAAAAATGTTCTTGAAACAACCTTTGAAAATGTAATTAGACTGGTACAAGAACAAGATAGTACATTCAACGAAGGTATTCAACTTGAAAGTGCTACAGAAATACTTACTCAACAAGGTATAGTTTTAGAAGATGAGCAAGATTTTGATGTTGATGGAGATAGTATTGTATTAGATGGTTCTGGCATATTTACACCTTCACCAAAAACTGATAATTTTAAAGTTAAAATAGTTTCAAATGCTGATGGAAGTCAAAAGTACTTTGCAATAAATGGTCAACAAGCTCCAGTATTAATTTTATACGAAGGTAATACATATTACTTTGATCTATCTGATAGTTCTCTCTATAATAGTAACGTTATACTAAATCATCAACTAAAATTTTCTACAACTTCTAATGGCACACATGGTGGTGGAAGTGCATACACTACTGGTGTTACAACCTCTTCATCAAATATTGAAATTGGAACAGCTGGAGCATATATTCAAATTGTAGTTCCAAGTGACGGGCCTGCTCTTTATTACTATTGTACAAATCATTCTGGTATGGGAAATGTCGCATACACCCCTTCATACCAACCAACAATTTTAGATGAAGGAAGTAATTTAGTTTTAAATGGAACTGATAGATTTGATTTTAACTTCCTAGTTAGAAAAGAGACATCTGCTGTTGCACTTACAGATAAATTACAATTAGAAGATAATGATTCTGGTGGAGCCAAAAGTTTCTTAATAAGTGAACAAGCACTACCAGATGAACTAGCACAAAATATTGCTAATTTAAATTCTGGAGGAAAAATATTACTTGATAGATTCCGTGAGAATTTAACATCAAATTCTAATAGCAGCCAATTTATTCTTCTTGATGGAACAGACAGTTCTGGTTCAGATGCTGGTTCACTACTTGCAAATGAAGATTTTGGTAACACTCTTATTTTAAATGGAACAGATTCATCAAGTTCAGATGCAAGAGATGGTTTCTTATTAGATGATGAAACTGGTGATGGTAACGTAGTTCTAAATGGTTCTGATAGTGCTTCAGTAGATGCTGGAGATGACATTATAAACGAAAGTGCAATTGATTTCAGTAATAAGAATGTCACTATCACGGATTCTGGTGGGGCCACTGCTACAATTGTTACATCAAACATTGGTACTGCTTCAACTTCTGTAGGTACGATTTCAACTGACATTGGTAAGTATCGTGGTATCAATAATATTATTGGTGAAGACTTAATTCGTATTCAAGACTCATATTACTACCAAGACTATTCTTATGAAATACAAATTGGACAATCACTTTCTACATATATTAATGAACTCAAGAAAGCAGTTCACCCAGCTGGTTTTCAACCTTTTGGTAAGGTTACTCTTGCAACACTTGTTTCTGTGGCAGTTACAAATACTGCAGCTGGAGTATCTGGTTATGAGGGTGATACAAAAACATTCTCACCAATACTTGGTTCTGTTCTTAGAACAATCTTTAGTCA